GGGACGCTGAAAAGGGTCAGGTGAACACCGAGGCGCTCCTCAAGAGCTACACCGAACTCGAAAAGAGCCGCGGTGAGGCACCGAAGGAGCCCGTGCAGGACGGCGAGACGCCTCCGGCTCGGAACGACGGCAAGGTCGAGAAGACCGTTGCAGAGCAGGTCGAAGACGCGGCGAACGACGCCTCGAACCCCGCCCTGCAGTCGGCCATCGAGCTCGCTCGTGAACAGTTCGCGACCGGCCAAGAGCTCGGCCCAGAAGCCTACGAAGCTCTGGAGAAGGCCGGCATCCCTCGGGAAATGACCGACCTCTACGTCGCGGGTCTTCGCGCCCAGACGGAGCAGCAGCTCACGCAGCTCCACAGCTTCGTGGAAGGCAAGGACAACTACGAGGCCATGATTACGTGGGCCTCTCGCAATCTCGACGACGCCGGGATCGACGCCTTCAACACGGCGCTCGACAATCCGAGCCTCCGCGAGTTCGCTGTCCGCGACCTCTACTCCAAGTTCTCCAAGGCGAACCCTTCGGAAGGCAGTCTCGTTGCTCCGAAGGGCGGACAAGCCGGCGCCACGGGCGACGTCTATCGCAGCATGGACGAGCTCGTCACGGCACAGATGGATGGTCGCTACGGAACCGACACTGCCTATACCCAAGCGGTGCAGGAGAAGGTTCAGCGCAGCCTCTCGTCCGGCATTGAGCTGGCTCCGGGACAGCGTTTCGCGCGGGCGATCCACACCTTCGAGTAATCGAATATGGCCCTCTCCTCTGGCTCCCTGACGGGGGAGCTACGAGAGGTGCGTTTGAGCCCTGACGGGGGCTCGTCAACGCGCGCACCGCAGGGGGCGGCTCTCACCCTGTATCCGCTTACCACCGAAGCTCCCGTGCTCGCCCCCTCGGCCCCTTCGGGGATAACCAAGGCTGGCCCCGGCTGTCTAAGGTTGAAGCTCAACAACATCCTTCAACCCACTGTATCTAAGGAATATCATGGCAGATAGCACTCCGAACCGCCCCGGTTTGGACGCAAATGGCGGCGCAGACGTAAACGCTCTGATGCTGGCCCTGTTCGGCGGCGAGGTCATCACGGCCTTCCAGAAGAACACGATGCTGATGGACAAGCATCAGTCGAAGACCCTGTCGAAGGGCAAAGAGTTCCGCTTCCCGGCGATCTGGAAGGCGACCGGCGGCTACCACACCCCCGGCACCGAAATCACCGGAGACACGATCCCGCACACCGAAATCATCGTCAGCCCTGACGATAAGCTGGTGTCGAGCGTGTTCATCGCGGACATCGACGAGCTGCTGAACCACTTTGACGTTCGCCAGCCCTACACGACCGAGCTTGGTCGCTTCCTCGCGGAGCACTACGACTCGAACATCCTTCGCACCCTGCTGTTGTCGGCTCGCGGCCCCGCGCTGTTCGCTGGCGACCAAGGCGGCGGTGCGCTGCAGAACGCCGGCTTCGATGCGGATGCAAACATCCTGATCGACGGTATCTCGCAGGCGAAGGAAGTGATGGACGTCAAGGACGTTCCCATCCACTCGCAGCCGGTCCACGCCTTGCTGGCTCCCGCACAGTGGTATCGTATCGCTCGCAGCGATAAGAACCTGAACCGGGACACCAACGGCGGCACCGCCAGCGTCAAGTCGATGACGCTCACCACCATCGACGACATCAACGTCCACAAGTCGAACATTGCCGCTGGCGTGTTCGGTGCTGACGACAGCGCGAACGCCAACATCCCGGCGAAGTATCGCGCCAAGTTCGGCACGACCCGTGGCGTTGTCTGGACCCCGATGGCGGCCTGCTCGGCTCTCGTGCAGCGCCCGTCGTTCCAGATCGTCGACCAGCCCGAGAAGCAGGGCACCCTGCTTCTCTCGCGGATGATGGTCGGCACGGACCCGCTGCGCACCAAGTGCGCGGTCGAGCTCCGCACTGGCGCCATCCCGGCCTAATAGGCTTTGGGCCTCATCTCCTCTGGGAGGTGGGGCCCATTTTTTCATCTCCCGGAGTTTCCCCAATGCCCGACATCACCCCGACGACGGAGCTCGAAGCAGTCAACGAGATGTTGGCGAGCATCGGGCAAGCCCCGGTCAACACCCTTGCCGTCACCGGCATCTCCGACGTCAACATCGCCAAGCAGCGCCTAGCCTCCCAGACCCGCAAGGTTCTCCTGCATGGCTTCGCGTTCAACACGGACGACAAATACACGCTCAACCCAGACATCGACGGGCTCATTGCGATCCCCTCGAACGCCCTTGGGATTGAAAGCACGAACCCGACAATCGAGCTGGTTCAGCGCCGCCACCCCGGCGGCGTCATGCGTCTCTAAACCGCACCGCCGGAGCCTTTGAGTTCACCACGCCGGTCGAGGTGGAGGTTGTGTGGGGCTTCACCTTCGAGGACCTCCCAGAGGCCGCTCGGAGCTACATCGCTATCTCGGCAGGCCGCCGGTTCCAGAGCAAGTTCATCGGCTCGCAAATCCTCGACCGCTTCGAGGAGGACGACGAAATCCGCGCGTGGGTTCTCCTGCAGCGTGAGGAGCGTCGGACCCGCAAGACCAACTTGTTCCGGGGCAACGCCTCAATGGCATCCCGCATCAACAACCGGAGTTACTGATGAGCCTACGGCAGCGGGTCCTATCCGCCATCCACAACGGCGTGAGCCGCCAGCCGGCCATCCTCCGATCCTCGGATCAGAACGAGGACGAGCTGAACACCCACGGCATCCTTTCAAAGGGTGTCGGCAAGCGGCCCCCGACGGAGGACTTGGCAGACCTCGGAGCCTTCTCCGAGAACGCCTTTATCCACCACATCAACCGGGACGTGACCGAGCGTTACATCGTCGTCATCGACGGCGGCGTCCTACGTGTCTTCGACAGCTCCGACGGTTCCGCAAAGACCGTTAATGGTCCCGGCGGGTTCGCCTATCTGGCTGGCGGAAAGTTCCGGGCAGTGACGGTCGCCGATTACACCTTCATTGTGAACACCGAGAAGACCTGTCTGATGTCCCCAACCGTGGACGCAACACAGGTCGACAGCGAAGCCTCCCGCTGGCTCCCACGGAGCTCTGGCGGCCTCACTGGCAGCGGCTTCGCGTTCGACGTCCTCGCCGGTTCGGTCGCAACGTATCTCGCGAACAAAGGCCCCGGCACGTTCTCCGGCGAAGTCACGAGCGTTGAGAAGCTCCCCGCAGACGCCCCAAATGGTTCGATCTACAAGGTCACTGGATCAGTCGATACGGGCTTCACCACGTTCTACGTGCGGCGCGTGGGAGCAGTGTGGGAGGAGACCGTCCCGAACGGCCTTCGTAACCACCTCGACCAGAACACCATGCCGTTTGCGCTGGTGCGCGAGGGGGACGGGACATTCACGTTCGCTCCCTTCTCGTGGGCACCGCGCCGTGTCGGTAGTCTTGATACCAACCCGGAGCCGACCTTCATTGGCCGATCCATCCGGGACGTGTTCTTCTACCAGAACCGCCTCGGCCTGCTGGTCGATGAGAACGTCGTGTTCTCGTGCGCGGGCGACTTCGGCAACTTCTGGCGCAATACCGTCCTCGACGCAGTCGCATCTGACGTCGTCGACGTAGCTGTCACCACCTCCAACGTCGCCCTGTTGAACTACGCCCTGCCCTTCAACGACGGGATCATGGCGTTCGCGGACCAAGTCCAGTTCAGCATCACGAACGGCGAGGACGGCCTGACGCCTAGCTCGGTCGCAATCGACCCCGTCACGCGCTACGAGGTGAACCTCAAGGTCCGCCCGGTCTCCATCGGTTCCGAGGTCTATTACGCGGGGAACCAGAACGGCTATTCGGTCATCTGGGAATACACCCGTCTCGCGGGAAGCGAGGGCCTGTCGGCGGCTGAAATCACCGCCCACGTCCCCGACTTCATCCCCGAGGACATCGAGCATCTCATCGCGGCTCCGAACATGAAAGCCCTGTTTGCCTTGACCGGCGGCCGGGACGTCTTCTGTTATCAGTTCTACTGGAACGGGAACGAGAAGGTCATCTCCGCTTGGCGCCGCTGGCGCTTCTCGGGTGATGTCGTCTCTGGGACCTATCTGGCCGGTTATCTCTACCTTCTCGTGCGTTACGGTGGAAACCTCCGGCTTGAACGCATGAACCTCGCAGAGGAAGCCAAGCCAGCAGAGCAGGACGAGCAGACCTATCTGGACCGACGTGTCGCCCTCACCGGGACCTACGACTCCTCGGCGGACAAGACGACCTTCACGTTCCCCTACGCTCCCCAACAGAGCTCCGCCCGTCTCCTTCGAGGCAAGGCGTCATCTGTCGGAGGCGCTCTGGTGAACACCGCAGGATACGAGTGGCTGAACCCCACGACCGTTCGGGTCCCCGGTCAGATTGCCGAGACCATCACGGCGGGCGAGGCTTATGAGATGCGGTTCCAGTTCTCGCGGCAATTCCCGCTGGACTATCAGAACCGACCGCTCTCGACGGGCCGACTGACCCTTCGGACCTTCACGGTCAACTATGTGGGCACCGGCTTCTTCCGAGCCGAGGTCTCGCCTTACGGGGCTCTGACCGATCCCTCCATCACCGAGGTCGTTCCTTCCAAACTCGCAGCGTTCGACGGCATGGTCGTTGGCTCTGCGGAGCTGGAGCTTGGACGGCCCGCCTATCACACCGGCAAGTTCTCCTTCCAAGTCTTCGGGGACGCGGCGCAATGCACCGTGGCCCTGACGAACGACACACACGTCGCCTCGACCTTCGTGTCGGCGGAATGGGAGGGCTTCTTCCAGCACAGAGCATTGCGATGACGATAACAGTCCACGACCTGCGTGAGACCCCTTGGGAGACCGTGGGGCCGTGGCTTGACCGCATCGCAGCCAATATGCGGAAACAGGATGTCGAGGAGGTTCGCGCCTCCTCGGCAATCCCTATCCACGACATTCTCCCCCGATCTGTGAGCATCTCGTCTCACGGTTGGGTCATCACCTCGGACAAGACCGGGGAACCCATCGCCGTATTCGGAGCCGCCCCGCTCGCCCTACCCCGCATGGGTGCAGCGTGGATGCTTGGCACCGACGGCATCGAAGACGAGGCCCTGTCAATCGCTCGCCACTCTCGCCGCTACATGGATGAGATGCAGGCCGATTACGACCTCCTCTGGAATTACATCGACGCGAGAAACGAGGTCTCGATGCGCTGGCTCAAATGGACCGGCTTCCGGCTTGTTTCCCTCCACCCCTTCCACGGCCGAGAACGCCGTGCCTTCTACACATTCGCGAGGTCTATCCATGTGTGAACCCGTAAGCCTTGCCATCGCCGCAGGCGTTACGGCGGTGGCCTCTACCGGCTACAGCCTAATTGCTCAAAGCCAAGCGGCGAAGGCCCAGAACAGGGCCATCCACCAGCAGCTTGAGTTTACGAACGAGGAAGCCCGTCGCAAGGCTTCCACCGAAATCTTCGACACCATGCGGGCCTCCCGCCGTGAGCAGGGGCGCGTCCGCGCTGCCGCTGGCGAAGCTGGCCTTGCCCTGACGGGCTCCGTCGACACCCTACTGATGGATAGCGCCATGCAGGCGGAGATGTCGAACGACCGCTCCATCGCCAACCAAGAGAGCCGTGTCGCCGCCAACGTGGCGGAAGCCAACTCGATGTTCTCGCAAGTTCAGAACGTCAACGCCGTGGGCGCCGGTCTTCAGCTCGCAGGCGCGGGCCTCAACGCTTGGTCCGGCATCAACGGCGCCAAGATCAACAAGGCCCAAGCAAGCCAGAACGCAGGAGCAGGTTAATGCCAAACCGCGACCTTTCAAGAAACGAAGCGCGGGTCCTCCGCGGCGACCGGAAGGTCGACCGGCGGCAGGGCATCCTCCCCGAGGTCGATCCTCGGCAGAACCAACTCCAAACCTTCGGCGATATGCGGACAGCCCGTCGCGGCTCCGGCGGAGCAGAAGGCATCCTACGATCCCTCGGGATGCTGGAGGATGGCCTCGGCAACGCACAGCGAACCGCACAGGCGAAGTTCGCGATTGAGGAGGAAGACAACTACGAACAGGCTCTCCTCGACCACATGACCGGCTCGACCAGCGAAGAACGCATGGGTCGCTCCGAAGCCTACCGCCGGGGTCTTGGCATGGCCCAGACGGAGACCCGTTGGTTCGAGCACAAGACCGCAAAGGACTTGGA